CCGACCGCGAACAGATCGCGGCGAACCTGCACGCCTTCGTGATGAAGGCGTTGCCGGGGAAGCGGCTGAAGGTGACGGTGGAGGAGTCGCGCAAGGAGCGGTCCAGCCAGCAGTGCCGCTATCTCAATGGCGTGGCCTACAAGCTGCTGGGCGACGCCACGGGCTACGAGCGCGACGACATCAGCGAGTACCTATGCGGAAGTTACTTCGGCTGGAAGGACAAGCGCATGCCGGGGCAACGCATCGCCCAGGTTCCGATTCGCACCACGACCACGGACGCTGATGGCAAGCGCGCCGTGTTGAGCAAGCAAGAGTTCGCCGAATACGTCGATTTCGTGCAGCGGTTCGGCGCGAAGCACGGCGTGTTCATTCCCGACCCTGAGTAGGAGATACCCATGAGCAAGCACCACCATGCACTGAACAATCTACTGGCCGAGGACGGCGAGACCGCTACCCTTGAGACTGCCGATGGCGAAGTCCTCGCTACCTTCGGTGCGGCCACCACCATCGCCGCAGATACCATGCTCGGCGACTTGATGGCCTGCCTGATCGACGAGCTAAAGACCGCGCCAGACGTCTGGCAGAAGATGCCGGAGCACCAGCAGCAGGACATGATCTACCGCGTGCAGCAACGCGTGCAGAGCGCGATCCACGAGGCCGTCCAGATCATCGCCAGCGACAACCGTCCGACCATCGTGGCGACCGTGGAAAGTGTCACGGTGAAGGATGGCATCAAGGCTGTCGTGACGCTGCCGAAGTCCGATGCGCAGCGGCATGAGCTGTTCGACGCTGCTGGCATGGCGGTACTGCTGATCGTCGGGGGCGCTGCTGGTTACTACGGCGGTAGCGACCAAGTGAAGCCGGACCCGGACCAACCAGCGCTGAATGGTTTCGGCGATGGCGAGCAGACCGAACTCGACAGGGCGGCGTGAACCTTCGCGCCTTGGGTCACAAGGCGCACCCAAAGCGGGCCGGGTGCGTGTTGGACGCATTCCGGTGTGGAGTCAGTAACGGTAGAGGCTGATCCGGCTCGCTTTGAGTAACGCTTGAGGTAACCGGCACGAACCCGCACAGCGGGTGAGCGTCCGGTTGACCGAATAGTTATGCCACATCACAACGAGGACGAATGATGAACATTTCACCGTGGGAAATATATTGGGTGTTGCAGCTTGACAGCATTGGAGCGTTGTTTTTCGTAGGCGCTATTGTGTCTGCGTTCGCTGCGGCCGGTATTTTGTTTGCTGGCGCTTTAGCCACAGACCGCGGCTGTTACCCATCCGCCGAGCAGGACAAAAGCTGGGCACAGCTTAAAAGGCTGGCACTTCGCGCGCTCGTTTTGACGTGCGTCCTGGCGCCATGCGCGGCGCTTACCCCATCTACAAAGACGGCAGCCGCAATGATCGTACTACCAGCCGTTGCCAATAACAAAGCGATCCAGCACGAAGCTGGTGACCTTTATAAGCTGGCGAAAGATGCGCTAAAGAATGCCGTCACGCCCGCGAAAGAGCCGCATTGATGGGGCATAACGACCAAGTTGAGCGGTGAGCGGAGCGAATCCGCTCGAACGTAGAGTTAGGCAAGAGAGCGAAAAATGGCGAATGAATACCAACGTGGATATGCAAAAGGTCGCTCTACTGGCGAGCGTAAAGGCAATGAGACTGCCGCAGCGGCGATTGCAGAAGCCAAGCGCGCCGCGGTGCGTGCCGAACAAGCTGAAGCCGCCAACGGTGTGGGTCATTGTGAGCGTTGCCAGCATTGGCTACGCGGGGGCGGTGATAGGAATGCAGCGATCTGCGCATGGGGACATTGCAAAGCCCCGCGCGGGGAAGGTACGCCGTGGGGTGTTTGGATAGCCTCGGACGACCATAAAGCGGCCGTGATAACGACGCCGCGATTCGGCTGCGTTCTTTTCATGCCTAACCCCCAAGTTGAGCGGCCGCGATAGCGGTCCGCTCGGACGCAGAGTTAGCCGACACGCTGCCGGAGGAAATTATGGAAGCCACACGCAACGAGATTGACCGGCACCAGATCGCTGGAGACCAGGACGGAACGGAGTGGGCAAGAGGCCCCTTTGACGATGGCGCGAAAGCGCGCATCGAAGGCTTCGGCCGCCAGCATGCGCCATCAGCAGATGTGATCGGCGTCTTTGCGCGGAGAAGCTGGCTCGCTGGATGGTCAGACGCAGACATGGGCATTGTTGCCGATGGGCTTGCGATGCCGGTCACGAAATGACGGCTAACACCTGAATTAAGCCGACCCGCGAAGCGGGTTCGGCTTGAATGAATTGTTAGGTGGCGTACCCACCGAAGGAGAATAAAAGTGCTTGAGACATACCCGCAGTTCGACACGCTTGACCAAGCCGACGATCACGTCCAGTTCAACTGCCGTCACCCGGTGCTTTGTGTCGTTGACGGAAAGCTGTGGGACGTGCGGGGCGGTGGCTATGCAGTACCCGCGAACGCCGACGATGTTGCCGCTTGGGAAGCGCACAAAGCCACCTAACGTCAAAGCTTAGGCGCCCGCGCAGCGGGTCGCCTGCAGCGCAATGTTAGGCCCGGCTCCGAAGCGATAGAAGGGACTGCAAGATGGACGACGAACTATTGATCGTGGAGCATGACAAAACCAATGATCTTTTGATCATCAACGGCGTGCGGTATAGCGGCCATCTTTTTCGCACACTGGCGCTATGTGAGCCGGGGACCTGGCTGCGTTTTGAGGAACGCCGCAACGGCACCATTTCAGTATTCACCCCTGGACCCGAGATGGAGCGCACCTTTGACGTGATGACAGGTAAGGGCGCAATTTGCGGGCCTAACACCTGATTAGACCCCATTTTCGCAGGATAACACTTGCGCAACAAGGTGGACGATATCGACCTGGAAATCATGGGAGTGATGCAATGAGCAAGAACATATTCACGCCTGATGGCGGACCGCACCGAACGAGTCGCGTGCTGGACGTTTCTGATGGACTAAAGCGCATGGGCGAATTCGAAGCGGCAGAAATGCTCGCTGGATACGCCGCCCTCCTGCGCGAGCGCGAATCGGCGAAAGCGGGGGTGATGGATGAACCACGCAATGAGTTCCCCCTGCTCTACGACAATCTTGATGCGCTGGATGAGCGGGCCGCAGAACAGCCGAACAGGATTGCAACTGCTCGCATTCTTACCGAACTTCGCCACCAAATCGGCTGTGTCATGACGAAATTGCACGGCGAGCGCGCTGCACTTAAAACCATCGCACCGATGCTGGCGAGTGCGCGGGTGCCAGAAGAGATGAAGATTCCGAAGCTAGGCCCAGATCAAGAAGCGTGCGATGGGTTCGTCTATGAGTATGGTTTTTCGGAAGGATTTAATGCCTGCCGCGTAGCGATGCTCACAGCCCCGAAGCCCGAGAAGGAGTGAGAGATGAAGATTGCCGTAATCGTTTCAGACTCCGCCCACTTGATTAACGTCGGCGGTGAGCTTGTGCGAACCGTCAAGATGTTTGACGTTCCATCAGAAATGCAGGCGTATATCGAAAAGGCGATAAAGTATCCGCAATATATTTCCATTTCCGTCGCGCTTGAGGATCAACAACCATGACCGACGAAATGCGGGCGAAGTTTGAGGCGCATTTTTCGCAGCCTCCTTACGAGTGGGAATTTGTCCGTCTTTCCGCTACAAGCGCGTGGCCCGACATGTATTCCCCTTACTACATGCAATGCGCATGGGAAGGCTGGCAAGCCGCCCATGTCTCCCGAGACGCCGAGGTTGAGGCGCTGCAAGATGCGCTGTTCCAAATCTCCGTGCGCCTGAAAACCGAGCGCGAGTCAGACATGGATGACATGTCGTGGCATACCGACATGATCGCGCGGGCGCAGTATCTGGCGAATCAATGCCAGCGGATCGAATCGGCGCCAGTCGCCATCATGGACACACGCGACGCGCTGGGTATTTGCGCGCCCACGGAGGAAGACTTCCCGGCGCTATATGCACTGCAAGGCAAGCGCGTGCGACTGGTCGTGGAGGATGGGGAATGATGTGGCAGGTAGAGTCGAGCGGCCCACATACCACCCTCGTCGTTCGTCGGCAGCGTGGCATCCAACAAGACCTGGCGCGTGATCCAAACGGCCGAATCATCTGGTTCAAGTCGCCAGCAGATGCTCAGATTCACGCCGACAAACTGAATGCGGAGGAGCGGCGCAATGACTGAGCACTTCCACCGCATCACCAAGGCCTATGAGGAGACGATGGCATGAGCGCTTGGCTCACTCCAGACGAGCTGACCGATTCGGCGCATTCCAACACCGTAGCGCCACCCCAGTCTCATCGTGCGACAAAATGGCCTTAGCCGTTGCATCTGTCAGCACGTCGCCCTTATGAACGTAGATCGGTTTCCAGCCCGTGCATGGGTTGACCTTAACTACCGTTGGGATCGTTCCAGTTGTCTTGCAGCTGCTGCACGGCAGTGCCAGGAGCAGCAGGAGTAACCACCGGCTGCGGCGGAGCGGGAGGGAGTTGCGATACCTGAACCTGAGTTTCACTGGACACCTCCACGACTTTGGCTTGCTGCTGGGCCGCCTGCGCGACTTCTTGGGCCTGTTCAACCTGTACCTGCTGCGTGACCTTGGACTCGCCCTTGCGTCGCTCGTAGGCTCCTAGCGAGACGATAACGAGCAAGGATCCTCCAATCAGGACAATCCATGCCCATATCTTGGACCCTAGGTTGGCGAGGAATGCAGCTAATGACGTCAACATAGGGAACCTCCTGAGCGCGTGTAGGCCGTTTCCAGGTCGGACATGGATTGAGTGTGTTGTCCGTACGGAGATCCGGGAAGACTGGCCCACAGGTGCGCTACGGCTGCGACGGCATCAACGAATTTTCCTGCATCGATCAATGGGATTGCGTTCGATTCCTTGATCTGCTGCATGGCGATTCTGTCCTGAGACTCGGGCGAGAAGTCCGCGAGGCCCAAAAGTTCCTTGTATGCGATCCAGTAGCGGTAAAGCAGTTGATAGCGCCCCGCCGCTGTCGAGTTGAATCGTGCGCTGTAGACGTTCGGATGCGTGGCATAACCATCGAACAGGTACGGTTGTTGCGAAGTGGAACCCACCATCACGTTGTAGCCGTCATCCGAAACCGCGAGCAGTGCCGGCCCTATCTCGCTATAAGCGATGGCATCGAGGAAGGCGCAGCGGTTCACACCACCGGCTTGGTCAGAGCTGATTCGAGGCATCGGATTTGCTCTGGTCGATGAGTCGGCCTGCAAGGCCGAGAACGCCGGCAATGCCAACGGCGACGACAACCCATTTTGCGGGGACGTAAGCGCGCATGCTATCGGGAAGCGACAGCCACGTACCGACAATCGCCGCCTGAAACGCATGGGCCTGCGCAGAAAACAACTTGTAGGCCTGTTTCCAATTAGGAATGAGCTTCATCGAGTCCACCTCTGCGCCTTTGTGCTGCCGTCTTCCAGCCGCGTGATGCGGCGTTCGTGTTCGCTTTGCTCCACCTGCACTTGAGCCAGCTCGCGGGAAATTTCCGGCATGCTGACCAGGGATGTCTGCAGTTGCGTCACCTGTTGGGCCAACAGCGCGATCGCCGTGGTCTGCGTAGTGACGGTGTGTCCCAACCATACGATGGACGCCGCGGCTAGCACTTCGGCAACGACGCGCACGGAATCTCGGAGACGGTGTGTGGTTTCGGTCATGGCTGCGTCGGCCAGTTGACGGAGTCGGGAAACCCAGATTGCTGAGGCACATCGCGCAGCGCCGTGCGGTAGGACGCCCATACCGTCTTTGCCTGGGCATCGAGCGGCGAATCGTCGCTCTGCGTCCAGTCGCAGGCCGCGAGCATGGCATCGCGCTTCCGGCGCAGTTCGGCGCCCTGCAGGAACGCAAGTAGCGATAGCGGCAACTCGTCTACGGCAGTCTCACCCGGCTGCAGGTTGGAAGCATCGGCGATGGCGCGATAACTGGTGGCAGTGATGGCGTACATGGTCATCGCTCGTAAAAGTACCCTTTAACACGAGCCACAAACGATCCTGATACAGAAGAAGTGAACATGTATTGAAATGCTTGCGAACTGTCCAACGTAAATTCAAATGTTTCAGTTCCCGTTGGCTTCATCTGGTCAAGCCAGAGCGGTCCGGTTCCAGATGGCGGAATAATTGAGTTTCCAACGATGCAAACTGCTGTTGCATCATTATTTACTGTAGTTAGAGTGGCTATCGTCGATGTCACCGGCACAACTGAAGAACAAGAAACGGTGGTTGGCGTTGTTGCCGTCCCAACAACCACTAAGAATGGGGCCGCTACAATACTGACTTGGTAGAAAACTGATCCTCGTTCAGGACTGTGCGAAAAATTATAAATTTGGCCCGATGTGTTAGTGAGAACTGAGCCTAAATACCGCCGCGACGTGTCGCCCGTCTTTGACCTCGCCGTGCCGCTATAGGGCGCTCCCGGCGCTGTCGTCACCAGCTCGATCGACGGCGTTCCCGCATTCAAATACCCGTACAGGTGATACCACGTTGAGGCGGTCAGGCTCAGTCCGGAGAGCGTCAGCGTCGATGGAAACTGCACGACGCGCGACAGACTCTGGATGTACATCGAGCCGCTGCTAACACTGATCGACGTCCCGCTGTTCCACACCATCTTCGCGCCGTCGATGTAGCCTGCTTGGATCGCGGCGTTACCTGTGATCTGCGCTTGCAGCTTACCGAGAGCCGACAGCACGGTATCGGCGGCGGTGATGACCGCGTTCGTGGCGATGGACAGTCCAGTGAGGATCGATGCCAGAACACGAGCGGCGGTGAAGTAGAGGTTGCTGCCTTCGGTCAGATCATCGGTTGTTGCCGCGCCGGTTCCGCTGATGCGTCCCCACGCGTCTCGCACGAAGCGCAACAGTGCGCCGCCACCGGCATCCGCGACCGTGGCAAGATCAAGGGTTGGGAGGCCCGCAGAAGCGTCTCCGTTGGCGACCGTGATGCGGCCAGCCGTCCCCGTGATTGTCGCCGCGCGTGTGCCAGTTATGCGGCCGTAAGCATCCACCGTGACGGCTTGGAGAGTACCGGCTCCTGAATTGCCAGGCTTGGAGAGATCAAGCTGTCCGGATGCATTGGCGAAGTTGGATGTGAATTGTTGCCATCCTCTAGAACCAGTCATCGAACCATAGAACGATAACGGAGGCGGCGTTTCCACATCACCCAACAAGGAAATGGTTACCAGTCCTGAAGAAAGCGACCCCGAAGTTGATATGGCATCGCGCCCGTTAATCGTGGTGCTTTTGGACAAGAAGTCGTTGAAGTTGACGTCGGGGATGTTGGCTACCGTGCCGTCAGGCGACCCCAGCGCCGTCGCGATTTGT